AGTGATGCGGATGGCTCAGAGAGGCAGAAAACCGACACCGACAGCGATCAAGGAACTGGAAGGCAATCCGGGCAAGCGTCCGCTGAATGATGCAGAGCCGAAGCCGGAACGCAAAGCGCCGCCTTGTCCGAAGTGGTTGGAGCCCGAAGCGAAAAAGGAATGGCGCAGGCTATCGAAACAACTGGAACAGATCGGCGTGCTGACCGAGGTCGATCAGGCGGCATTCGCATCGTACTGTCAGGCATACGCCCGTTGGAAAGAAGCCGAGGAATTTATGACACAGCACGGCACTATCGTGAAAACGAAGTCCGGCTACTGGCAGCAAGTTCCCCAAGTATCCATTGCACAGACTTATCTGAAAATTATGAATAAGATCGCAGAGCAGTTCGGTCTGACTCCGGCGGCAAGAAGCAGAATCACGGCAGGTGCGGATATGAAAAACGCCGCTGTTGACGATATGGATGAACTTCTCGGAGGTGGCTGATGGCAAGAACAGCAAAAGCAAGAGAAAGACCTGCGAACTATCCGAAACTAACCGACTATCAGCCCACACGCTTCATGCTGCCGGATTCCCATTATGATGAGGCAAAAGCGGACAGGGCTGTTCGTTTTATCGAAAACCTCTGCCACACCAAAGGCCGATGGGCAGGCAAACCGTTCTGGCTCTTGCCGTGGCAGGAGCAGATCATCCGGGATATTTTCGGTGTGGTCAAGGAAGATGACACCCGGCAGTTTCGTACAGCCTATGTTGAGATCCCGAAGAAAAATGGAAAGCAGCTCGCCTTGGATACCCCTATCCCGACACCACAGGGATTCACCGATATGGGGGATCTGAAAGTCGGAGATACTGTATTCGATGAAAACGGCGCTCCGTGCCATGTGGTTGCAAAGAGTCCTGTGGATGATACAGAACAGGCATACAAGCTGACCTTCAAGGATGGGACTTCGATCATTGCTGGTGAACGGCACCTGTGGAACTGTCAGTATATTTACGGCAAGCGTAAGGTTGTCCTCTGGACAACCGGCGAGATCTACCGCAGAACATCGGAATACAGACAACGGTTTTCAGACAGACCTCAGTCAAAGCGGGATTCCCTGATCCGAATCCCTGTGTCCGGTGTCCTTCAGACCGCAAGGGCTGAACTGCCGATTGATCCGTATCTATACGGCTACTGGCTCGGAAACGGCAATGCAACCAAGCCGGAGATCACCGTCCGGACGGAAGATGTCGAGGACATTATCTCGTTTATTCCGTATAAGGTACACAACCGCTATCCACAGGAATGCGGCGGCAGTGAGATCGTGAAGTACAATGAATTGAAAGCGGTGCTGCTCGGCAGCTTCCGTGAAAAAAAGATTCGGTCAGAATATCTGAGGGCATCCGCAGAGCAGCGATGGGCATTGCTGCAAGGTCTGATGGATTCAGACGGCTGTATCGGTGAACGCAAGGGGCAGAGCGTGTATGTCACAACGTTGCGTGATCTGGCGCTTTCCGTCAGAGAACTGCTGTGGTCACTCGGTATCAAAAATGCAGTGAAATGTGAGCCTTCTACACGGCATGGTTGGCCGACCGGAGAGATTTTGTATATCGTCCGATTTACCACCTTTGACGATCAGCCGACATCAAGGCTGAAACGAAAAAACACACGCACACGGGTGCGGGTAAAAGAAACTCGCTCCTGTTTTCATTATCTGCTGGATATCCAGCCTGTGGAGCATCCTGTGAAAATGCAGTGTATTCAGGTGGATAGTCCTAGCCACCAATATCTCGCAGGAACGTCATTTGTGCCTACACACAACAGTGAGCTTGCCGCGGCAATCGCACTGTATCTCTTGTACGCTGACAATGAACCTTCCGCTGAGGTCTATGGTGCAGCGGCTGACAGACAACAGGCATCCATCGTATTCGATGTTGCAAAGCGCATGGTGGAAATGACGCCTGCGCTCCTGAAACGCTCCAAGATCATGGCGGCGACAAAACGTCTGGTGAACTACAGCAATGTGGGATTCTATCAGGTACTTTCGGCAGAGGTAGGTACCAAGCATGGATTGAACGTTTCAGGTCTGGTTCTTGACGAACTTCATGCCCAACCAAATCGAAATCTGGTCGATGTTCTGACAAAAGGCTCCGGTGATGCGAGAACGCAGCCGCTGTACTTCCTGATTACTACAGCCGGCACCGACCGCAATAGCATCTGTTACGAGTATCACACCAAAGCAAAGGATATTCTGGACGGCAGGCGCATCGACCCGTCCTTCTATCCCGTGATCTACGGACTGAATGATGACGATGACTGGAACGCGGAAGAATCGTGGTACAAGGCAAATCCGTCTCTCGGGCATACGATCACCATTGACCGTGTCCGGGATGCGCACCGTGAGGCGCTGACAAATCCGGCGGAAGAAAATGTATTCCGTCAGCTTCGTCTCGACCAGTGGGTCGGCAGCGTTGTTGCATGGATCCCGGAGCATATCTATGACAGAGGAAATCTGCCGATCGACCTTGACAAGCTCAGAGGCAGAGAGTGCTATGCGGGACTGGACCTTTCCAGCACATCGGATATCACGGCATTTGTTCTGGTGTTCCCGCCGTTGACAGAGGGCGACAAATACATCGTTGTCCCGCACTTCTGGCTGCCGAGAGAAACGCTTGACCTTCGAGTGCGGCGAGACCATGTTCCCTACGATGTCTGGGAACGCATGGGGCTTTTTCATGTCACCGAGGGAAATGTGGTGGACTATAACTTCGTGCGTAAAACGATCAATGAGCTGCACACGATGTATAACATCAAGGAGATCGCTGCCGACCGCTGGAACGCTACACAGCTTATCACAGATCTGATCGGAGATGGGTTCACTGTCGTACCGATGGGCATGGGCTTCAAGGATATGTCGCCCCCGATGAAAGAATTGTACAAGCTGCTGCTCGAAGGCAAATTCATCCACGGCGGCAATCCTGTTCTGCGCTGGATGGCAGGAAATGTGGTCGCTGAAATGGATGCCGCGGAGAATATCAAACCGTCCAAGAAAAAATCAACCGAAAAGATCGACGGCATTGTCGCATGGATCATGGCGCTCGACAGAGTGATCCGCCATGAAATGCAGGGCAGTGTCTATGACGAACCCGATCATGACCTGATCGTTTTGTAGGAGGGATGCAGATGGGCTTACTCAACTGGCTCGGCTTCAATAAGCCGAGAGATGCGCCGTCACTGCCGGATATCCGGGACAATGTCCGTGATTCCGGTAATTTGTTTGTATTCGGCATGACGCACAGCGGAGAGCGTGTAGATGAGCGCACCGCAATGCAGATCGTTACCGTTTATGCCTGTGTCCGACTGCTCTCCAACACAATAGCCGGACTGCCGCTGCACCTATACAGGTATAAAGGCAAGGGCGAGGATAAGGAACGCGCCACCGATCATCCGCTGTATAAGATACTCTACCGGCAGCCGAATCCCGAAATGAGTTCATTCTCATTCTGGGAGGCACTCATGTGCCACCTTTTATTATGGGGCAACGCCTATGCGCAGATCGTCCGTGACGGCAAAAATGAAATTCTCGGTCTGTATCCGCTGCTGCCGGAAAACATGGAGATCGACCGTGATCCGAAGTCCGGCGACCTGTTCTACACTTATCACGCATACACCGACGAAAAGCCCGGTGAGCATGACAAGGATATCATCTTTCAGCGAGATGAGATACTGCACATCCCCGGTCTGGGATTCAACGGTCTTGTGGGATTTTCACCCATTGCCATGATGAAAAACGCGCTGGGCGCAGCAATGGCTGTGGAGCGTTACGGCAGTGCCTTCTTCAAAAACGGAGCGCAGCCCGCCGGTGTTCTCGAACATCCGGGCGTAATGAAAAATCTGGAAAAGATCCGTGAGAACTGGACGAGAGTGTACGGCGGTTCACGCAATGCGCACCGTATCGCCGTCCTCGAAGAAGGTATGCAGTATAAGCCAATCTCACTGCCGCCGGAGGATTCGCAGTTCCTGTCTACCCGCGAATTCGATGTGGAGGAAATATGCCGAATGTTTCAGGTTCCGCCCCATCTGGTGCAGGATCTGAAGCGCAGCACCTTCAATAACATCGAGCATCAGGGCATTGCGTTCGTTCAGTATTCACTCATGCCGTGGATCATCCGCATCGAAAAAGGTATCATCAAAGACCTTCTGCTGGAAGAAGAAAAAGACACCTACTTCCCGAAATTCAATGTGGACAGTCTGATGCGCGGAGATTATCAGAGCCGCATGAACGCCTATGCCATCGGTGTCGGCAACGGCTTCATGAGCCCGAATGATGTGCGCAGGCTTGAAAACATGGATCTCATTCCGCACGATCTCGGCGGTGATGATTATTACCTCAACGGCAGCTACAATAAGCTACAGGATGCAGGTGCAGCGTATGCTGCAAATCAACCGGAACAGTCAGATGATGACACGGATGAACCGGAAGAACAGGATACACAGGATGAGAGTCCGGACGAGGAAACCGATGACAGATTCCTGCGGAAGAAACGCAGGAAGAAATACAAGAATGGGGGTATGTGATATGCAGAAATTCTGGAACTGGATTCACGATGACAGTGGCGGCAGAGTTCTCCGCCTTGAGGGACCGATCGATTCAGAGTCCTTCTGGGGGGATGAAATTACGCCTGCCGCATTCCGTGACGAATTGTATGCGGAGGAGGGTGACATTACACTTTGGCTGAATAGTCCAGGCGGCAATGTGTTCGCCGCAGCCGAAATTTATACGATGATCCGTGATTATCCGCACAATGTCACTGTCAGGATTGCAAGTATCGCTGCTTCGGCGGCATCTGTGATCGCAATGGCGGGCAATACCGTGCAGATGTCTCCGACGGCTTTGCTGATGGTGCATGATCCCAGCACAATTGCAATGGGAAATGCCCGTGATATGGAGAAGGCTATCGCCACACTGAACGAAGTCAAGGAATCCATTATCAACGCATATATGGCGAAAACAGGTCTTTCCCATAATCGCATCAGCAAGCTCATGTCGGACGAGACATGGATCAATGCGAAAAAGGCGGTCGAGCTTGGCTTTGCAGATGAGATTCTCTTTGATGAAAAGAAGCCCGAACCGGACAAGAAGGAGGATGAGCCTGACGATCCGGAAGAGCCTGAGAAGCCCGATGAGGAAGGCGGTGACGATGAGGGCGATGAAAAGAAAGAACCCGAGAAGAAGCCGTTCAAGCTGGACACCGGCGATGCCCTTTGGGAGTACAGTACCCGTGTCATGGAACAGACCATCCTGGGAAAGATCACCGCTTCCGCAGCACCCGAAGGCACAGAGTCGCCCGATGACAGCAAGGCAGAGGATGCACAGAAACCTTCCGAGGAAGGGCTGACCGCACCGACAGTGACAGTGCCGGATATGCCTGTGATCGGCATGGACGGCAAAACAGCAGACGGCTCGATGCCGTATGAAATTCTGAAACAGCAGCTTGCTTTTCTGAGATAAGCAGGCTGTATTTTTATGACCGCCGGAGATATCCGGCAGAAACGGAGAAAAAGATATGAGCAAGATCATGGAACTTCGCAGCAAGCGCAATACCCTGTGGGAGCAGACAAAGGCATTCCTCGAAAAGCACCGTGGTGAGAACGGTCTTGTTGAGGCTTCCGCAGTCGAGCAGTACAACAAAATGGCCGGTGAGGTGCAGGCACTGGGCGCAGAGATCGAGCGTCTTGAGCAGCAGGCAGCCCTCGATGCGGCACTTTCCGCTCCGACCAGCAAGCCCGTCACCAACGCTCCCGGCACAAAGAATACGCCGCCTGCAAATCCGACCGCGACCGATGAGTACAAGTCCGCCTTCTGGGATATGATCCGCAACAAGGGCGATCAGCTTGCAGTCCGCAACGCGCTCTCTGTCGGTGAGGACACCGAGGGCGGCTACACTGTGCCGGACGAGTTCGAGCGCCGTCTGATTCAGGCACTGGAAGAGAACAACATCTTCCGCCAGATGGCAACGGTCATCAAGACAAACAGCGGTACCCGCAAGATCCCTATCGCCAACGATACGATGGAGGCGCAGTGGATCGATGAGGGTGAAGAGATCCCGGAGACCGACACCCGTTTCGGTCAGACCACGCTGTCTGCGTATAAGCTCGGTACAATGATCAAGATCAGCAACGAGCTTCTGCACGACTCCGCCTTCGACCTCGCATCGTATATCGCTGCACGTTTCGGTGTTGCAATGGGCAATGCCGAGGAGCGTGCCTTCTTCACCGGCGACGGCGACAAAAAGCCCCTCGGTATCCTCGATGAGACCGGCGGCGCAGAACTGGGCGTGACTGCGGCATCCCAGACGGCAATCACCTTTGACGAGGTGTTCGACCTCTACTACAGCCTCAAGTCTCCCTACCGCCGTAACGCACAGTTCGTCTGCAATGAGACCATCCTGCTTCAGCTCATGAAGCTGAAGGACAAGAACGACAACTACCTCTGGAAGCCGTCTCTTGATATCGCAAAGCCGGATACGCTGCTCGGTCGCCCCATCCGCACTTCTTCCTTCATGCCCGGTATTGCAAAGGGCGAGCGTG